TGGGTGGTGCAGCAGTTATTGAAGCGGTGTCAGGCATGACGGCAACAGGTCGGTATAAATACCAGCCATTACCCGTTAACCCTGCTGATTGGGATTTGCAGTCAATTGATTCTGCAACGTGGGCTACCAAGCCGACAGATAGCGCAAATTGGACTACTTTGTAAAAGATTAACAATAGGATTATTGAAATGGCAGATTCAACAACAACTAACTACGGCTTAACAAAGCCAGAGGTTGGCGCATCGGAAGACACTTGGGGTGCTAAAGTCAATACAGACATGGACTTAGTGGACGCGCAGATGAAGGTTAACGCTAACGCTATAGCTGCTACTGTTGTTGTCGCTAACGCTGCCTTGCCTAAAGCGGGAGGCACGATGACAGGCGATACGCTACATGGTGATAACGTCAAGGCTAAGTTTGGTACTGGTGGTGATTTACAGATTTACCATGATGGTAGTCATAGCTATATCTCAGACACAGGTACGGGAAGCTTAAAGATTAAAAGTGGTTCTGGTTTTGATCTACAAACCACCACGGGTGAGAACTATTTAGACGCTACAGAAAACGGAGCTATACGCCTTTACTACGACAACGCTAAGAAACTAGCCACCACAGCCACAGGCATAGACGTAACTGGCACTGTAACGGCTGATGGTTTGACGGTTGATGGTGCTACTATACTTGAGGCTGCATCAGATCAGCTTAGGCTACAAGGCACAACCACAACTGCTAAAAACGTATCAATCCAATATTATGAGTCGGGTGATTACGGGCAGATTAACTGCGACCATTCTGGAGTGAATCAAAAGGATCTATGGGTAACAGGTTTAAATCTAAAGTTTGGTCGTAGCACTGGCAGCGAGAGTATGCGCATAACCAGCTCTGGCAACTTAGGTCTTGGTGTAGTTCCCAGCACTAGTTGGCACTCAAACCATGTAGCTCTACAACTGGGTGGTGGTAAAGATGGTTTTATATCAGCACCAAAAGGTCAGAACATCGGTCGTATGTTTATGGGTGTTAACGCAGTAAGCACGGACGCCAACGGGAATAATTGGTCTCGTGGTGGTGATACGTACCGCCCATCATTATATTCTCAAATAAATGGTGTTCATGCGTTTAAAACCGCAGCAGCAGGAAGTGGTGCGATAAGCTGGACTACTGCTATGACTATTAAGAATGATGGGCAGTGGACTATCGGGGCATTCTCAGCAAGCGGAGGGACTAAAGGGGTTGAGTATGACAGTACTAGTCTAAATATATCGGCAGCAACAACTTCAGAGCAAAACGTACTTAGGTTTTTTAACCCTAATGTAGAAGTTGGCTCAATTAAGATAAGCGGTTCATCCACATCCTACAACACATCCTCAGACTACCGCCTAAAGACTGACGTTCAACCAATGACAGGTGCCACAGCTAGATTAATGCAGCTAAACCCCGTTAATTTTGAGTGGATCAGTTCAGCAGGTGATCGCGTAGACGGATTTCTTGCACATGAGCTTGGGGCAGTTATCCCAGAAAGTGCAACCGGGACTCATGATGGAATAAAGGACGAAGAGTATCAGGCCACTCCAGCAACGGGTGATGTTTATACAGCAGCTATTGCAGAAGTTGCTACTGAATCTCAAGTCATGGAAACAGTCGAAACAGGTTCATACGTTAACCTAGCTGGCGAGACTATTGTTGAAACCGAAGAACGAGGCGTAACTACTGATCTAGTTAAGACTGTTGTGCAACGACAAGATGTTGATGGTGTATCTACTGAGGTTGAAGTTGAAGTAACTACTAAAGTTCCAACGATGGAAACTGTAATCACGACAGAAGCAGTAGACGAGATAATCCATAGCGCAGACGTTGAGCATCCTGAAACTCTAGAAGATGGTCAAGCATGGCGCGAAACTACAGAACAGGTCATGGCTACTCGTTCAGTGCCAGATATGCAAGGTATCGATCAAGCGAAAGTGGTTCCATTATTAGTGGCTACATTGCAGGAAGCTCTAGCACGTATTGAAGCACTGGAAGCGTAATGGAGCAATTTCGGGAAAGTGTCACAAAGCTAGAGTGGCGAGTAGATGGTCATGAAAATGAAATTGCGTTACTTAAAGAAACCTCGCAAGACTTTAAGAGAACTTTAGACCTAATCACGTTAACGCTTAAACAAATTAAATGGCTAGCGATGGGCGGTTGCGCGGTTTATTTCGCTACTGAGATTGGGCTGATGGGCGTCCTTAAATTAGCCGCTCTATAAATACAAGGGTAAGTATGTCTTTGATACCATTAGATTTACCAGCAGGCGTATACCGTAACGGCACTGATTTACAAAGTCAGGGTAGGTGGCGTGACTCAAACCTTGTTCGCTGGTTCGATAACACACTACGCCCTATTGGTGGCTGGCGTACTCGCAGCGATACCGCTAGTGCAGGGCAAGTGCGTGGGATGAAATCTTGGATTGCTAACAACTCAGACCGCTGGATTGCGGCAGGTAGCTATAATAAATTATACGCCTACAGTGGCGCAGGCGTTCAATATGACATAACACCAGTGGGGCTAACGGCTGGTAATGAAAACGCGCTTAATCCTGTTGGATTTGGTACAGCCTTTTATGGTCGAGAATATTACGGCACAGCACGACAAGAAGCCGTAACTATTACGCCAGCTACAACATGGTCAATGGATTCATTTGGTCAATTTTTAGTGGCCTGTTCAAGCACAGATGGAAAGGTTTATCAGTGGCAGCTAAACCCTTCAACAAAGGCGGCTGTAGTAGCTAATTCCCCTGTTAACAATCGTTCTATTTTAGTGACAGAAGAAAGGTTCTTAATGTGCCTTGGTGCTGGCGGCAACCCTCGCTTAGTGCAATGGTCAGATCGTGAGAACAACACAGTATGGACACCCGCAGCGACTAATGAGGCTGGCAGCCTAGAACTACAAACGACAGGTCGTATTCAATGTGGTGTGCGAGTACAGAACCAAGCATTAATACTGACCGATACAGACGCTCATGTGGCTACCTACAGCGGCCCACCTTACGTTTTTGGCATTGAGCGAATTGGTACGTCATGCGGCATTATATCGACACAAGCCGTGGCAGTGGTGGACAAGGGTGCTGTTTGGATGGGGAGCCGTTCATTCTACACTTACAGTGGTGGTGCGGTTAGCGAAGTTAATTGTGAAGTTGCAGATTATGTATTTTCTGATATTAACCATAGCCAGATCAGTAAAGTGGCAGCCGTATCCAACGCCAACTTTGGTGAAATTTGGTGGTTTTATCCATCTGCAAACTCTAATGAGAATAATCGCTATGTCGTGTTTAATTACAACGATAACACTTGGGCCATTGGCGTTTTAGCTAGAACTTCTGGTGTAGACGCAGGCGTTTATCGTCAGCCTATTATTGCTTCTGCTACTAATAAGAAGCTGTATGAGCATGAAATTGGATTTAACTATGATGGTGGCGAGCCATTTGCAGAATCAGGCCCGATAATTATGGGCAATGGCGATAATGTTATGTCCGTTACTCAAATGATACCCGATGAGAAAACCCAAGGTGATGTTGACGCTACGTTCAAAACTCGATTCTATCCCAACGATGTGGAAAGATCATTTGGCCCTTTCAATATGGCTAACCCCACTAGCCTACGTTTTACTGGCCGACAAGTCAGGATACGCATTGAAGGCGTTAATGCTGATGATTGGCGTGTTGGTATTAATAGATTGGAAGTCATACAGGGTGGCAGGCGATGAGCATACTTGACAGCCCTCCAAGGTTAATTAACCTTAATTGGTTACAGTGGGCGCAAAGAACATCGGTTTGGCTGGCGACAACTCGCAGTGCTTTACGTCATCGTGGCGCAAGCGAATCAGCCGCAGAAGATGGTGTATTGCTCTGGAATCAAACTGGTGAATACCCTGTCGTTTCAGTTAATGGTGCTTATATACCTGTTCAGATTGCTAGAGGTTATACAGTGTCGGCATTGCCTACTGGTGTCATTGGTCAACGGGCCTATGTGACAGACGCAGCCTCACCCAGTTTTGGCTCTGCGGTATCGGGTGGCGGTGCGGTGGTTATACCCGTATTTAGAAATGCTAGTGCTTGGATTGTTGGGTGACTGAGTTACAACGCTGCAAAGGCTGGATTGAATCGGCACTAGAATATGGTGGTGGAACACACATTTATGACGACATTGTGACGGCTATCGTTGAGGGCAAGATGCAACTATGGCCTGCTGAAAATTCATGCTTGGTTACTGAAATTACGCAGTACCCTAGAAAGAAGGTTTTGCACGTATTTTTGGGCGGTGGAAATTTAGATGAAATTAAAGGTATGCAGGGTGATGTGATTGCGTGGGCAAAAGCGCAAGAATGTGAAAGTTTAACAATGAGTGGTCGTAAAGGCTGGTCAAAAGCATTGGCAGACATTGGTTGGAAATCCCAGCTAGTGCTACTTGAAAAGAGGTTTTAATATGTCCAAAGGCGGCTCAAGTTCACAAACTACTGAGATCCCAGCATGGTTAGAAAATGCTGCGATTCAGAATATAAACAGGGCAAACGATGTCTCCCAGATTGGGTACACGCCCTATTATGGGCCAGACGTTGCAGCGTTCTCGCCTATGCAACAGCAAAGTATGCAATCTACTGGCAATGCGGCTAGCGCCTTTGGTTTAGCCCCTCAAGGCTACGATGCAATGGCAGGAATGCCACAGGCCCAGACATTTGCAAACGGCATGCAGGGCTATTCTAGCGCCCCTTTATATCAAGAGTCTGTTGACCAATTGCAAGCTAATCGCCCCGCTCAGTTCCAAGCTATGGCTGATATGTTCATTGATCCCATAACAGGCGCACCAGCAAAAAACAATTACCAAGCTAGCCCAGCACAAGTGCAGCAGATGTTTAGTAATAGCGGTGGTGGCGGTGGCGGTATTTCACCTAATGGCGGTGGTGGTAATAGTAGTGGTAACAATGATGGTGAGTATTTTGGCGTTAACAGCCAGTACAATCCATACGGCTATAGCACCCCAACAGAGGACATTAGCGGTGATGGCATTGTTGATTATCGAGATATGAGTTTTGGTGAAGGTGGTCGTAGAGATATAGGTTTTGGTGAAAATGCTGGAAACTTCCTTAAGAATCTTACAGGAATTAGTACGATTGAACGAGGCATTGATTATGGTCAAGGCTTGGCAGACGGTTTTACTCCTAGCCCATTTGATAATGGCTTACTGTCACAAACTAGCGGAGCCTCTATGACTCCAGAAGAGTCTATGCGTATCGTTAATGAGAATGCTGATAGGTATGCTAGATTAAGTAATGACCGTGGATTTAACCCAATTTCATTAGGTAGTGTTGGAAGCGGCATGAGAGATGAAATGTTGCGGAACGATACATACTCATCACCAGCAGGTAGGCAAAGCCTTTTAGATAATATATCGTTTGGAGGCTCAAATCCTATACCTCCAGAGCAGCAGATTATAATTAATCAACAATTTCAGGATCTATTAGATAGACAGGCTTTTGAAGATAATCAAGCGGCACAAATAGCCCCCGTTACCCCATATCAAGCGCCAGTTATTAAGCCATTACCGCCAGTAGTTATTAAGAAAAAGAAAAAGAAAATAGTAAGTAATAGCGGCAGCAAAGATCGTGAGCCAGATAACTGGTCGCCTCCAAAGAACAACGGCTACTCAGGGCAAAGCGGAAAGAAATCTACTAAGGGCAAAGCCAGAACTGGCTACAGCTTCGGATTATAAGGAATAAGATTATGGCAGGTTCAGGCAACGGAATTAACGGGCAAGTACCACAAGGTACTAATCAGCAAGGCTTTAATGAAGGTATCAGGGTGACTGAGCATGGGCCTATGCCTCAGCCTAAGCCTAATAACATTACTTATGATGGAACTGGTATGCCTATAATGGGAGCGCCTATAGATGACATGGGCGACTGGGTTCCTCCTCACTTGAGGGATATACACAACCAGATGCGTAAAAGCAATGGTGAAGCTCCACGCCTTGACTTTGGCCCTGATTCACTAGAGGACTATAACGCAGCGAATCCTGAAAACTTCCAAGTTATGAAAGATAACAACCTAAGAAATGCACCCCCACAGGGTTATGCTGGCGGTGTAACCCCTAAAGGTGGGCCGCAACAAATACGGCAACCTATGCAACAGCCTCAAGGCTTTAACGTCAACCAAGCAGCAGCGCAAGGCATTCAGCAGGCACAACAGGGCGCATCTTCTGAGATGGGTTATCGGCCTATGGCTATTGGCGCGCCAAGCCAAGCTAATCTGCAGCAGTACACTAACCCGTATGAGTCGCAAGTGGTTAACCAATCACTGGATGATTTAGAGCGTAGCCGCCTAATGGCTCAGAACGCAGGTGACGCACAAGCAGGTGCGGCTAATGCCTTTGGTGGTTCACGCCATGGAATTGCAGCAGCAGAGACTAATCGCGGATTTGCAGATCAGGCAGCACGTACAGCTTCAGGACTACGAATGGGAGGCTACCAGAACGCACAGGATATGGCTCGACAAGCTAGCATGGCTAATCAGCAGGCAGGGTTCCAAGGCTCTCAACAGCGTCTAAATGCAGGCTCACAGCTTGGTAACCTGTCTAACTTAGGCTTTGGTATGGGCCAGACAATTCAAGGTAATATGGATCGGCAGGGAATGATGCAGCAGGCGCTTAATCAGCAGCTAATTAATGACGCTAAGGGCCAATATGCTGGCTATACAGGCGCACCAGCTAATAGCTTGCAGTATTTGCTACAGGCAGTAGGTGGCGCACCTAACTCAAGCACTACTTCAGGCGGGTATAGTCCGGGCTTGTTTGATTACTTATCACTAGGTGTAGGTAATGCGGCTGGTATCAAGAAAGCGTTCTTTTAAGGGAAGATGAATCATGGGTTTGTTAGATAATATCGGTAAATTTTTAAGCGATGAAGAGAACCAGTTGAATCTGGCTTCTGGCTTTGCAGGCATGAGTGGCAACCCCAACGCTGGTAATATCCAGCAGGGATACCAGAATCGCCTAACAGCTTTGCGAGATGACCGCAAACTAAAGGCTAAGACTGACTTAGCATCTTCACAGGCCAACGCTACCTTCGCGGCCTTAAAAGCCGCTGGAGTGCCAGAAGATGTTTTAGCAGTAGCTAGGACTAATCCATCGCTAGCGAAGACTATTACATCATCCTACCTTACAGCGAAGATGGGTAAGGGTGGCATGGTTAAGTTTTCTAGCCAGCAGATTGACCAAAAAACAGGGCAGTTATTTACGATTATGTCAGACCCAAATAACGAGACTTCTGTCAGGATAGATGTTGAAGGTGCTATAGGGTTGACGCAGGATCAAAAACTAGCCCTAGAAGGTAAGGCATCTAGCAGGGTTGATGATATAGCAATGGCTAAAACTAAGGGATTTGCCGCCTTTGATCGAGCCAATAGTATTGATGAATCTCTAGGTAAGTTGGAGAAAGCTAGGCAGGCTGTTAATAATGGCGCATCTTCTGGTGTTATGGCAGGATTTTTCCCGTCATTTAAAGCAACAACAACAGCATTAAGAACTACTGCCAACTCGCTAGGTATAGATATTATCAACAGTGCCACTTTTGGCGCATTGAGCGAGAAGGAACTACAGTTAGCATTAAGCACTGGTTTAGACTTGAGTTTGCAGGGAGATGAATTAAAGCTACATATTGCAGATAAAATAGCAGCGCAAACAAAGATGCGTGATTGGCTAATGTCGCAAGCCAAGATACTCACTAAAGGTGATACAACTTATTCTAGCTATATACAGCGGTATCACGAAGAATCGCCTAGAGCAAATCCAATTGTAAACTACGGTTCTCCTCAAGCTGCATCTGGATCTGGTACTGCTGGAGGTGGTTTTACGCTATCATTAGCGCAGATTAAGAAAATGACACAAGCCCAGAAAGATGCGTTTGAGAAGCTAACTGGTCAAAAGCTGCCATAGTAAGGAATATTTATGTCTATATCAGATGAACAGTTTGAGCAGTTACTAGGTCAGCTAGATGATATTCAGCCTGACGATGAAGTGGCAAGATTAATAGCACAGGGCGCATCATTAGGATTTAGTGATGAAATTGAAGCTTTAGCTCGTACACCATTTCAAAGTGAAAGTTACACAGAAATACGTGATGACTTGCGTAGGAAGATAAACGCCCATAGAGAACGCGAACCAATTCAAGCTATAGCCTTAGAGGGCTTAGGAGCAATGCTTCCAGCAATAGCTACAGCTGGTGCGTCTACACCATTGTCAGTTACTAACGCAGCTAGACCAGTAGTAAGGGCTATTCAACTTGGTATGGGTGAGGGTGGATTAGCAGCTATAGGATTAAGTGAACGTGAAGGTGTTGACAGCTTAAAGGATGCTCCATTAGGCGCTACTATAGGCGCTCTTACAGGCCCAGCAGGTTATTACGCTGGTAAGCTTGTAGGAGGTGCTTCAGATAGATTTCTAGAGTTTATACGCCAACGTGGTAATACCCGCATGGGTACAGTTATTGAGAAGGAGTTAAACCGTTTGGCTGATCAAACAGGGTTATCACGGGATGAACTTTTTGAAAAGATTGCTGCTGGTGAAACCATGTCAGATAATCAAAGCCTACATATGACAGTAAGGTCGTACATGTCTCAAGGTGGCGAGTCAGAATCAATGATAAGGAATGCTGTGCCTGCTAGAGCAGATACTGCACGATCAACTGCTAAAGAAGCGGTTCAGGTTGGTTTAACTGGAGGCACACAAAAGAACGTATTAAAGTTTGCCCAAATGAAAGAAGGTGATTGGAAGAAAGCGCTAGGGCAAGCTTACGACAAAGTTTTTGAAGTTAATGGTAAGAAAGTTGAAGCAAATCCAGATTTAAGTAGGCAGGCTTTAGAAGTAGTTCAGCGCGTACCAGAAGCGCTAACTGAATTAAAAAAACTTTACCAAGTTCGCAACTTAGTGCCATTGTTTAAAACTGCTGATAACGGTGCAATAGAAGTCAGTCGAGTGCCTACATTAGAAGATGTGGAAATAATCAGGCGCATGACAAGTGAACAGGCTCAAGTCGCTGGTCGTGAAGGTCGAGGCGCATTGAAGTCTGAGCTTATGTTGCTAGAAGATAATCTGAAAACAAACATTGATGGTTTTAGCCCAGATTTAAAAGATACTCGCGCTGGTTGGTCAAGAATGGCTGATGCTAGAGATGCTTTTGATAGCGGTAAAAAAGCGTTTACAGGTGATGTTGAAGCCTTCGAGATATTTGCAGAAAAAGTAATGTCTTCTTCAGATCCAGCTAAAATATCAGCTTTCCGTGAAGGAATAATGTCCAGCATTAACAATAAGATGGCTGTTAATGGATCTAAGCGATTCTTGGCAAAGCTAGCTAACCCAGAGCTAAGGGAAGGCAGGGTGTTTGCTAATGTATTCCCAGAAGATCAGCAAAAGTCTGCACTTGTTAAATTAGCACTACAAGGTAAGACTCAGTTATCTTATGAACAGATAATAACTGGGCCAAGCACACAGTTAGTTGACGCAGCAACTAAACAGCAAAATCTAGGTATTGGTGTTGATGAGATGTTAAGCGCATCTGCTGGTAATTTAGCATCTGGTATTAGCGTGGGCATGAAGGCGATTAAATCGCTTGCTCCAAATCTAACCGACACTCAACGTAGACAGATTACAGAAGTTCTTTTAAGTGAAGACCCACAATTTGTTAAGAATGCAGTATCAGATAGTGGTAAAATGGCTCAACTACAAGCTAGAGTTAAAAAGTTAACTGATATGATTACTTCTGGAAGTGTTGGAGCAGGTGGATATACAGCAGGTAAGGCTTCTGAATTTGCCATGAAAGGTCTATTAGGTGAAGTACAACCAGAAAGTACAACGCAACAAGGTGCAATGTAATGTCAAAGATGTCAAAGGACGAAATACAAGGCGCAATCACAGACGCTATACAAGCTGCTATTGATTACGTTGATAGTGATATTGCACCGCAGAGAGAACGCGCACAACGGTACTTTGATGGCGCTGTAGACCTAGAGCATGAAGATGGACGCTCTAAGGTAGTTTCCACCAAAGTTCGTGACGTAGTGCGTGGTGCGAAGCCTAGCTTAATGCGTGTGTTTATGTCTAACGACAAGTTTGTGGAGTTCACACCTAAAGGCCCAGAAGATGTAGCTAACGCAGAGCAAGCCACGGCCTACACGCACTGGGTGTTTAACAAGTGCAATGGCTATAACATACTAAGTAATGCTATACACGACTCTCTAGTTAAGAAGGTTGGTCTAGCCAAGGTATGGTGGAACACAGAAACCATTGCCAAGACTTACACCTATGAGAACCTATCTGACGAAGAGGTTCAGATCCTAGTCAATAAAGATGGTGTTGAGGTTGTAGAGCATAGCCAAGAAGTAGAGATTGAAATTGATGAAAGCGGCTTTGAAGTAGAGAGCAATACCCACAGCATGGTTATTTCTCACAAATTTGAAGAAGGTGAGATGGTCATTGAGGGTATCCCTCCAGAAGAGTTCTACATTGACGGTTCAGCTAAATCTATTGATGACGCTTACATTGTTTGCCACCGCACAGAGAAACGTGCAGGCGATCTAGTTGCTATGGGATACAGTGAAGACGTTATTGACGGCTTATCTGGCAATGATGACAGTGGAGTTAGTGGCGAAGTAGAGAAAACCCAACGCTTTGGTGAATCTATAGAAACGACTGACGGCCTAGCTAACGATCCCTCTATGCGTACTATTATAGTTACCGAAGCCTATATGCGTATTGATGCTGAAGGTGACGGCATCCCAACTCTGCATAAGTTCTTATGCGGTGGAACAAGCTATGAAGTATTAGATATGGAGCCTTGGGATAAAGTTCCTTTTGCTGACTTCCATGTTGACCCAGAGCCACACGCATTCTACGGACGCTCACTGGCTGAGTTGGTAATAAACGACCAAGACACGACCACTAGCGTACTAAGAGGTATTTTAGACAACGTGGCTTTAGTAAACACCCCAAGACTTGAAGTAAACGAAGACCTAATTAACATCGATGATGTGCTTAATAATGAGATCGGAGCAATCATCCGATCAGAACAGATTGGTTCCGTTAACCCCCTCACGGTTCCATTTGTAGCTGGTTCAACTCTGCCAGCCCTACAATACTTAGATATGCTAGTTGAAGAGAAGACAGGCATCACTAAAATGAGCATGGGCCTAAACCCAGATATGCTTCAAAACACTTCAGCTACAGCCGCAGCACTGACTGCACAAGCTGGCGCTGGTCAGGTTGAAGTAATGGCTAGAAACCTCGCTGAAGGCACTAAGCGGTTATTCCAGCTAATGTTACACGTAGCCGTTAAAAACTCTCCTGACGAGCAGATGATGCGCCTGAACGGGCAGTTTGTCCCAGTAGACCCAAGTGTTTGGGATATTGAGATGGATATGGAGATCAACGTAGGTTTAGGGACAGGACAAGAAGACGTTAAAGCAGCCGCACTAATGCAAACATTCCAAACACAGCAGCAGATCTGGCAGACCTACGGCCCTACTAATGGCCTAGTAAGCATGACACAAATGCGCAATACGTTAGCTGATACGCTTGCGTTGAGTGGGTTTAAGAATGCAGACCGCTATTACGCACCTATGAATCCAGAAACCGAGCAGCAGTTAATGGCTCAGATGGCAGAAGAGGCGGCACAGGCAGAACAAGCGGCATTAGAACAAGGTCAGCAGGGCGACCCAATGGCACAGGCACTAATCCAAGCAGAGCAGATTAAGGCACAGGCCAGTATGCAGGGCCAGCAGATGAAGTTGCAGGGCAAGATGCAGGGCGATCAAATCAAACTGCAAGCCAATATGCAGGTTAAGGCTGCTGAGATGCAATCCGAACAGGGTAAAGAATTGGCTGAATTGCAGCTTAAATACCGTGAATTGCAGCAGGGCGATGACCTTAACCGCGATAAAATGAACCAAGAGCTACTTATTGAGGCCGCTAGGATATTGGGCCAATACGGCAGTGCTGTTGACGTTGAGCGGGTTAGAGCCATGCAAGCATCACCAAGAATGGGCAATATCTAATGATCTTAAAATCTCAGGCTTTGAAATTGTTAGCCGATGATACTTTTGTTGCCGTTTTTGATAGTGTACGAGCAGAACAGGTAAAAAGGTTCTTGCAATCTGGCAAAGATGATTCTGAAGCTAGAGAAGATGCCCACGCAATGACGAGGGCTTTAAATGAGTTCGAGAATACCCTCAAGCGTGTAATAACGAATGAGGATATGAAAGACAAGCGTAGTAAATAAAGGATAGCACCGTGGAAACGACTAACCAAAGCATTGAAAGTGCAGTTGAGGCGCTTATGGCTCCTAGTGAGTCAGAGATAGCCGAAGTAGACACTACCGAAACCGAAGTGGCAGAAGTAGAAGAAGCGGAGGTTGAGCAGGAAGCCGAATATGAAGATTCTGATGACGATGCAGAAATTGCAGAAGATGAAGATGAAGATGACGGTGATGAATATGATAAGCCTGATAATGAACTAGACGATCAAGAAGAGCCTGCGCTCCACCCCGTAAAAGTTGACGGAGTAATTTCGCATGTAACTCTCGAAGATTTAATCAAAGGATTTGGCGGCAACCAATTCGTCCAACAAGGCATGAAGCAAAACGCAGAGGTGCGCAAACAAGCCGAGGAAGCCTATAACGGGCTAAATCAGCAAAGAGCGCAACTTGAACAGCTTATGCAACAGGTTCAACAGCAAGGTGTAATGGCACAGCCTGCTCCACCCACGAAAGAGCTTTTAGCTGATGACCCGCTTGGGTACATCGAAGCAGATGCTAATTATCGTGAAGAGATGGGCAAGTACCAGCATCAGCAGCAGCAATTAGGACAGCAGCATCAAGCCATGCAGCAGGCGCAAGAACAGGCTAATAAAGCCAACTTGCAGAATCAGCAGCAAGAACTTAAACGACTAATCCCCGATTTTGCAGAAGCTAAAAAAGCACCAAAATTAAAGGACAGTCTTATTGAGCATGGCAAAAAGCGTAATTTTACTGAGGCTGAAATAAATTCAGTGGTAGATGCCCGAACGATGCACGTTCTTTATGAAAGTATGATGTGGCGACAGTCATTGGAAGGGAAAAGTAATGTGCAAGCAAAACTGAAAAAAGCCCGCCCATTGATGAAAGCTGGATCTAAAAAGCAACCTGAATCTGATAGCAAAAAGCGCAGTAAGCAAATGTCACAATTGAAAAGATCGGGCAGCGTAGCAGACGCAGCCGCGTTATTGTTTGAATAGTTAATTTAAATTATTTAGGAAGAAATTATCATGGCACAACCAGCAAACACGTACGACACATATGATGCAGTAGGCATAAGGGAGGACTTGGAGAATATGATTTATGACGTTTCTCCAGATGAGACCCCTTTACTTAGTTCTATCGCTAAAGTAAAAGCAACCAACACTCTACATGAGTGGCAGACAAATGCACTTCGCGCAGCAGCAGTTAATGCGAATATCGAGGGAGATACAACTGCGGCGCAGGCTGTAGCCTCTAGTGATAGAGTCGGAAATTATACGCAGATATTCAAAGGATCCGTTATTACCTCTGGCACTAACGATTCAGTTGTAGCGGCAGGCCGTTCAAACTCAGAAATGAGTTACAATATCGTCCGCGTAGCCACTGAAGTTAAGCTAGACATGGAAAAGGCTTTGTTTGAAAACCAAGCGCGTGTAGCTGGTAATGCTACTACCGCTCGTAAACTAGCTGGCCTTGGTGCTTGGGTTAAAACCAACACCTCTAAAGGTACTAACGGTGCAGACTCTGCTGGTAATGGCACAAACGCTCGTACAGACGGCACTCAACGTGCCTTTACGCAGGCTATGTTCGATACTGTTATGCAAGACA